CCACTGCAATCGATCCAGCCGTCGTGATTAATGCGGTAATAACAGCGTCACTCAATTATTTCAGCCCCTCACCACGATTTCATTAATAATTGATGCCAACACGAATGCGGCATACATGCTTTCGAATCCAACAACGACACCTTGCTCCCAATCCCACACCGTAAACACTATGAAAAACAATAACCATACAAACGTCAATAACCCCGTCATGATTGATTTGTAGGCTAAGTTATTTATATCCCATAGTGCATAGACAATCGTAAACGTTCCAACGATTCCCATTAAAAATATAAATGGCGGATCATCAAAATACATTAATAGCGATGGCCTTGGTGGATAAAATGAAATTGTGTTTTGCCTGATAATAAATAACGCACCAATCCCATATGTTTCCAACGCTTTCCAAAACCAGAACCTGTTATTTTTCAAATTTTCAAACATCACATCACCCTTTTTATCTTTCAAATTTAAGCCCTTCAAAATCAACGTTTCCAGTTCCACTCATGACTTTTATATTATAAATTCCAATTTCAGCACTAATATAAATCATATTTTTACCGGATTTTAAATCAAAATTCGTTCCATTAACGTTGAGATATGCACTGTTATTTGTTCCGGCATATGCAGTTAATGCTATCGGCTTTTTATTCATGTTCATCAAAAGTGTGTCCAACATTAGGGTGTCTGTTGTAACACCTGTTTTTAGAAACTTTGTTTTAAATCCATTATCAAAATCCGGGTTGTCAGCTATCCATTCTTGCGGAGCATCAGATCTTGTATTTTGAAGGGTTGAATCAATTAAAAATTCATCATCAAATTCAATACAACGTGTTAATAATCGAGATTCGATCCACTCCGCTTCAAAAATATGACCTTTTGGTGCAAAATGTAGCCCATCAAAAGTAATGTTTGAATTTGTAACTAGTGAATGCTGCAAGAAAATTTGTGTTGCTGTATTCAAATCGATTAAAGGAATATTCATTTCATGCGCTAGTTCTTTACGCATGGCATTTTCAGCTGCAAACATATGGAATTGTTGTCTATCTTGTTGCTGTGTCCTGTTTGTTGCTTGAGTAGTAGCTAATGCGACTGATATTCCAAGTTCATTGATTCTTTCAATGACGTTTTGCGTTGTAGCTTTAATCTCATCTAAATTATAAAACCCAGTGCCGTTATTTAATCCAAATCCCAATATTAAGAACTGAACTCCATCAAATTGCTTACCAGATCCGAAATATGTGTCAAAGTTTTCGCCAATCCATTGAATCGACTTACCACTGAAGCCACCATTAACCACCGAGATGTTTGGATTACCGGTTTCAGCAATTAATTTAGGCTGTAGTAAGTCTGACCATCTGCCTTCAGTGCTATCAGTACCTGTGATTTGGTAAGTTGAATCTCCCAGATTGGCGATTTTAACTGTTGGCTTTTTTTCGTCATACATCAATCTCGATAATTGTTGAATGTTAATCGGGTTTTTAGTAGAAGGCCGTCCGCCATTGGGGACAATATTTACGTACACGCGATCCATATCGCCAATTCCAAATGCCTTACCATTCCAAAATGTCAAAATTCTAAAGTCGCCTTTTTGACGTGGGTAAATGTCAACATAGAAATATTTTTCATGCAACGTTAACCGTAAATATAGCGTGTTGATTGATGATCCATTCGCCGCATCGGTATACGTAATGTTATCGGAATAACTGATTGATTCAAAACGCCCAGCTTGCTGTAACCCTAAAATAAAATCACTGCTAAAATTAATTTTGTGATTGTTAGTATCAATATACATTTTGCCATTAAGAATTGTCGGTATTCCATCACGTTCTTCACCGAACGGTCGGAATACGATGTTAGACCCTTGTGGTAAAAATTTAAGTCCATTCAAACCAATAATTGCCAGAATTAAATTACTATAATAACGTCCTTGGTTCGTGTTATTAGTTCTTCTAGCTTCGATTTCATCAATTGAATACGTGTGAGCCAAATTGTCATATGACAGCATAAACTCAACACCGCGATCTTTAAACGATGAGAAATCAAGTTCAACGTTAGATACATTAGCTTCAACGAATCCATTGTCACTGGTTTCAATGATTGTGCTTGACGGTACGGTTACCTTGCCGGTGTCCCAATTAACAAATATCGTGTCACCAATATTAACAGCCGTACGTTCAGGTGGCAACATTTCAGACGAGCTGACTACTCTAACTGCCTTGCGATTATACGGTAATTGTAACGCACCATCTGTGATTACATTTAATACAACTTTGTCAGTTCCAATCTTGTTTGTGTTTTCGTATATACCAAGTCCTGAATTGGTAATGTCATAAACGATATACCGTACATTGCCTGATCCTAAAGATATTGTTGAATCATTTGTAACTTGTACGTCACTCAAACCTGGGCGTGATATGAAAGACCCACTTTTAATAGTGGCTTGATTATTAGAAAAATCCACTGTTAATAGCCCTGAAATCAAGTTCCCATAGTTTAAATATTCTGATAAATATACACCGCCGTCATTCCATGTGTTGTTATACCATGTATATTGATGCCCGTCTCCAGTTACCCATATTCCGTTATCACCATTTGGATAAGCACTTTTTAGTGTATTCAAGCTATCAATAAAATGCGGAATACTATTGTTGGCAGCCGTGTCTGCATATGCCTTTGCGTAAGTCAGCGTTTTGCTATCTTGCGTATCAGCATATGTCTTTGCGTTTGTAAGAACCGAACTGTCGCCAGTGTCAGCATAGCTTTTTGTGCTTGCAAGAGTCGCAGTATCTTTTTCATCAGTCTGTGCTTTGCTGTAGAATCGGCTGTCCGATTCTGTCTTGCTGTAAAAATCCCCAGCTTGATACGTGGCATAAATAGCATCAACTTTTGTTTTTAAGTCTCTGATCGTGCCGTCAATAATAGTAATATAGTCGTCAGCTTTATCTTGACTAGTATCAATTGCTTTTTTGACAATAAAAATTAAATCATATGTCGTTTGCTGACCATCGGTATCATTAAGCGAGAAGTAAGCCTTTTTTATTTTACCGGATTCCGACCATAGTGCATTAGGAATCTTATAATCGAATTTTCCGTTTACAGCGTCAGTTAACGTTACTCCGCCGTTGTCAGCAACGATTGCTGTGCCCTTGGCTGTTTCAGCAATCAGATTAACTGTTTGGCCTGTTAAATTAACTGCAGTTCCTCGATCGGTAATCGTGACATGCAGTGTAACGGCGCCATTTTTATCTCCTTGACGTCCTATGATTGGTTCTGGCATTGTTGAATTATAACTATCAAGTAAGATGTCATATGTTCTAATCGCCATCTACATTACCACCTTTATATTCTTTGTCTTCGTCATTACTAATTGTACCAGTTCCTTCTTCAATTTTCTTCACTTCATCTAACGTCATATCAGTTTTAACTAGTCGTTCGTCTTCATATCCTCGCCGCTTGGCCTTTAACTCCCATGCAAAATCAGCATTAGGCTTGTCAGATTTTACAACGAATCCGTCTTCGTTACGTGTTTCTACCCAAACGTGTGCACTACTATAACTTTGCAAAAACACTTGATATTTAATGCTGGTGTTTACAATGTCACCGAATATTGGATCAATCGGCACGGTGATTTCACAATTGCCATCGGTAGTGGATTCTCCCATATCTCCGAACCAGCTTTCGGCCATTTCATAGGCTGGTGTAGCACGTACGCCATCACGTGTTACACTAGCGGCGTTTTTAGTCCCATTGTATACGGTAAAATCTCCTAATACACTGACGCCCATACCGGTAACATTAAGCTGATTTCCTTTACCACCGTTACCACTAATTGTAACTTGATTATTGTTTTTAATCCAAAAAGTGTCGCTTTTTTGACTAATAATATCACCATCGGTGTAATAATCCTTAGCTGAATAAAGGTTACTCTTAGTGGCTAAATTACTCAATGCGTAGCCATTTAGATTGTATTCCGGATCATCAATTGTAGAGCTGGTAGGTATTTGAAAAATAGCTTTAGAAAGCGTACCGGTTTTGTCAGATTGGTTAATACTGAAAATATATCCAGGGCTGTTCCAAATAGCAAATCCGTTAACTTTACCAGTTGCTTGATCACCGGTAGCGTATAATCCGCCAAGCAAATTACCGTCATAATAGTATTCCATCATACCTTTTTGCAAGGTGATTCTAAACTTGGTATCATCGTCAACCGTATTGTAAGTAATACCATTAATAACACCGGCATTAAGGTTACTAGCATTAAGGTTTTTAATGTTGATATTTTGACCATCAATAGATTCTGCAGTGATAGCTGTTTTAAATGTTTGACCACCGTCGGTAGATACGCCGATACCGGCAGAGTTCAAAATAACCATCTTGTTGTGATCAGTTGTATCAATAGCAATAATCCCTTGGTCGGTAAACTTTAATTCAGTTCGTGCAGCCAAAATACTGTTAGTGGCTAATTGCATTTGTTCACTAAACCAAGCATCAGGTAATGTTGAATTGCCGTTCATAATGTCAGTGATTTTACTCGTTGCAATTGACGAACTTGCGGATTGCGTTTGTGCCATGGTTAAATCACCGCAGGTAACTTCAACTGAAATTCGTTCACCATTAATATTATAAGAACTGACGACTTTAATAATACGTACTTCATCTTCAAATCCTAACGATTCGTCTACAATTGTAATTGAATCGCCGGCGCTAGCCAT